TTACTAAATGCGGTAGCTGCTCTAGCATAAGCATCCTGAGGGTCTTCACCATCACGGCAGTAGTAGTCAGCGAGTAGGGTGTAAGCTTGCTTGCTTAACAGTTTATTACGTTCATAATCAATTACAATGTTCATTTACCCACTCCGTTGTTTCCATAATCCCTTTGAATCCAACTAGGGTGGCCTTTGTTTCAGTGTTGATTACTGTAGGTACGCTACGTACTTTGTACTTGATAGCTGAATCAATATCCTTACCAATGTCAACCTCTTTATAGTCTATTTCTAAACTATTCAAGACTTGACTTACAGCTTTACAGGGGGCACACCCTTCTGTGTAAAATTTAATAATCATTTTGATTCCTTATGCAGTGCATTATCATAAAGCTTACAGATTGCAACAGCCTCCTGTTGTGCTTCTTTGTGCTTCTGCATATCGTTAGTTTCTAAATAAGAACTGGCTATATCTAAATGATCTACACAATCCTGTCGTAATAACTCTAAAGCTAACCCTCGTACTTGTCCTTTCATTTAGTAATCCTTTTGATATTCGCCAGTACGAATCATTGCACATATCTCAACTGCCCTAGCACCTACCTGTTTGGCCCAACGACTGTCCATAAACTCGTCTGCCGCTACTTCCCAGTTATGTTGGTATGAGGCCTGTAGAGCCTTTTCAAACTTCTTTAACCGAGGCATACCTAAGTTAAAGCAAATGTCAACCAATGCGTCATAACGAGCAGGAGAGTGCATAATCAAGTCAATAGTCCAAGGAAACTCCATTGAGAGTTCATCCTCTACACGCTCAATGTCGTTAGCCAAAAGGAAGTTAATCTCATGGGGGCTAAGACCTATGCCACCCTTAGGGTCTATGTTACGACCTACGCCTATGGTAATCTTATCTGCTGTACACTTATAAGCGTGTGTCTCTACACCCTCATGGGCTGTAATCATCTTAGATAATGGAGTCATTATTTGTTCCCGTCTATTGGTTCATTGGTGTGCCTAGGTGCTAGGGCAGTATCTTGTTGTTCTGCTGGAGCATTGTGTCTATCGTAGTATTCCACCTGCATCTGTAATACATGTATAGCTTTTTGAAGGTCTTGTCGGTGAGTACCTTTCTCTCTTGTCAAGTATTTATTGACCTTAGTGTAGATACTGGCCTGTAGACCTACGTAACCGAAGTTAGCAAAGGTACTCTCAAGAGGCTGTATGCCTTGCTTAGTATAATGGTCACCACCTACTTGAGTATCTATTGCTTTTGTGTCCATAATTGCCTCCATATCTCCAAAATCATCTATAAAATTATACTTGGGCCAATCTATGATTTTACTCATTGGCTTCTGCCTCCTCAAACATTTCTAGGTTCTTCATTATCTGATCTTCATAACGATCAACTAAAGACTCACTGGTGATGCCTAGAACTTCACACAAGAAGTCCACATCGTACTTATTAAGTATCTGTTCTCTTATTTCTTCAAAGGTGCTAGACATTGTAAATGCTCCAGTAGCTTATCAATAGATTTCATAGTGAAGTGCGCTAGACCTTCCTTGTCACACCACTCACCTAGGTGCATCTTAGAGCCTTTCCTAAGACGCTTACGTTCATCAGAGAAGACAAATATTAATGGCCTGTCTATCTCGTCCCTAATGGCTTTGTACTTCTGTGTGTCACCTACCCTAAAGAATCCCTTGCACTCTATCATAGCTCCTGTACGTTCACAGATAAAGTCTGGTACATACTTCTTATGAATGGTGTAAGGTAACCTGTAAGGCTCATACAGGAACTTCTCTTTAGCCACAGCGTCATTGAAAGCACTCTCTAGGCCTGATCTAAACTTTATCTTAGCTGTCATCGCTATCATCCTTTATCCATAAGTTACCTAAGATCAACCACTGCATCTTACGCCAAAACCAGTTAGGTTCACAACCTTTGTTAGGTATCCATATAAGACCTTGGCTAGCGGGTGTGCCACCAAACATGTAACATTTCCATGGTGATTTCTCAGTGTCAATCCAAAACAAGCTACCATCATTCATCACCAAATACCTCCTCAAGTTTCATACGTCTAAAGCCATTCCAGTCTCTACGCATGTAGATCAGGTTCCAGCACACTTCCATCAGTTCCTTCCAGTCGTCAGGGTGAGCCTTTTGCCATGCCTCCTGTACCTTAGCCAGCATATCAGCCGTAGGTACATCCGCTAGTAGCTTCTCTGCTTTCTTAGGCCCGATACCTACGAGTCCTTGAATGTTGTCAGTAGAGTCACCTGTAAGCATCTGTATACACATCTTATAGTAGCCTTGGTCTTTACATATGTAGTACAAAGTCTCTTTGGTGAAGTTGTAATGCCAACCTTCTACCATGTCAATGTCTTTGTCTATATGTGCTATAACAAAATGCTCCTTAGAATCTAAGGCTTCTTGTGCCCATATGGATACTACATCATCTGCTTCACAGTTATCACTAGCAAAATGCCCTAGGCTATAAGCATATTCATTTAGCTCTTTACGCCTCTCTGTTAACTCAGGATTAGGGTCTTCCTCTTGCTCAGTTACTTTACGATTACCTTTGTAGTCTTCTGATATTCCGTACCTAAAGTTACCTTGACCTTTAAGTGCTACTTTAGTTTCAGAAGCTACTGTAGCCCATTCAATGTCTTCTATCGCTTTATCATAATATTCCATAGCTGTCTTTAGGCTTATGTCAGTCTTAAGGGCTATTCGGTAGATAAGGCTATCAGCATCAATAAAGCATTTATCAAAAGGCTTGCCTTTACTATTCTTTATGTTCATCATCATTACCTTCTATACAGCGTACTGCTGTTTTTAAGTCTACTTTAAACCACTCATTCTTTCTGTCTTCACTTAAGACCTCAAGTGCCTTGTGTGCTTCTACCTCTGCTGTGTGTCTATTTTCCTTAGTGACACTGTGGTATAGCTCATAAGCTCTGAATGGGTCGCTTGTCTGGTAACCCTTAAGACGATCTACAGCATCAACAGCTTTACCTATCTTAACCCACTCAGGCCATGCTTTGTTAGTGATAATGTAAACATCACCTTTGGTTGAGGAAGTGTAGTTAGTAAAGGAACTAAAGGCTGCATCATTAAATGATTTGTAATTCCCAGACTTCCATAGTGGGTGAGTCTGGGGCACATACTTACCATCCACGTACATACGCTTTATATTTCTTCGATTAATTGCCCCTACCCTACGTCTGCCATTTTTGGTTTCGCTACCTACCCACCATTCACCATCTTCAAAGGTTTTAGTTGGATTTATGTGCTGTTGCTCTTTTACCATGTTCTGCATAATTTCTCCTAGTGTGTGTCTGCCCATGAGTCACCTACGTTAAACTCACCAGCTAAAGGACACCTAAGCTTGAAGTGGATACCTGCTGCCTCAATACAACTGGCTGCTAGCCCACCAAACCTATGTGCCTGATCTTCACGAACCTCCACTTGAAACTCATCATGTATGTTACCTACAAACCTGTAGTCTAACTTCCACAACTTAGCGTACTTGTCAAGTATTATCAACGCTTGCTTCATAATCAAAGCACCTGCTGACTGTAACAATGAGTTAAGTGCTGCATGTTCTGACCTGATGAATACCTTACGTCCATCTAAGCCTGTCACGTAGCCCTTACCTGCTGATACTGCAACATTGTCCTTGAGTGTAGCCAGTGCTGGTGTAGCCCTTAGGAAACTATCCTTAAGGCGTTTACCCACTGCTCTGCCACCACCTGCAATACTGCCTATCTTCTCGTCACCAGCCCCGTACAAATAAGCGTATATGAAAGTCTTCGCCTGATTTCTAGTCTCAAGACCTGCGGCTTTCTGGTTAGCTGTATGAATATCACCCGTGAGTATAGTGTTAGTATAGTCAGGGTCATTCATGTAGTGGGCTAACATTCTAAGCTCAAGGCCAGAGGCGTCTATGCCACATAGCTTGTAACCTGAGTTAACAATCCAACAAGCTCTGCACTCAGGCCCATATAAGCTACTAGAGCTAGGCACCTGTGCTAAATTAGGCTTACTGTGTGTCATACGTCCTGTTACAGCACCATTAGTATTAACGTAACCATGTACACGCCCTGTGGTGTCGTCTGTGGCCTCCAGCCAGCTACGTACCTGAGCTATGCGTTTACCCACTAAGAGATAAGAAGCTATAAGCTCTGCCTCTGGTATGCCCTTGACATTCTTAAGAACATCCTCAGACACAATAGGGTGACCTGTCTCAGTAAAGGTCTTAGGCTTCCAGCCAAAGTGCTTAAGGTAACGTCCTATCTGTTGCCTACTAGCCAAGTTAAAAACAGGCCAATCAATGCGACTAAAAGGCCCACCTACTTCTTCCCATCTTTCACCGAGGAACTTGAGTCCAACGATACTGTACGTGCCGTCTTTCTTAAGCTTGGGAACAATCTCCTTAATGTACGTAGGTAAAGGTAAAAACACTTGTTGGACAACTTCCTCAAACTCATATGACTTCTCCTGTAATTCTGCTACTAAATCTCTAGCCTTGGGCGTATCCAAAAGCCAACCATTTCTTACTTGTTCCTGTATGATGCGTTGTACGCCATGCTCTAGCTCAAGGCTGTCCGAACTGAATCCGTCTAGCTCTTTGATTAAAGCCTTGTATACCTGCTCATTAACAGTTACATCTTGTGTACAATACTCTACCATCTCAGGTGTGTACTGTGTCCAATCACTATAGTTACCCTTAGGGTATCCTAGCTTCTCACCCCAGTGTCCTAGGCTGTGTGCCTCTCGCTGTGGGTTAGCTAGTCTTGACATGACTAATGTGTCTGTAATCTTGACTGTAGAAAAGTCAGTCTTAAGAAGACGCTCACATGCTGGTATGTCGTAACCTATAATGTTATGTCCTATAACCTCCGTTGCTTGTGTTATTGCTTTGTTAAACTCAGACCATTGGCCCTCTAAGTAAGTGACCACGGAACCAGTATCAACATCCTTTGTGACAATACACCAGACTACTGTAGGCG